GGAGCGTTGTGCCCCTGCAGTACAAATAAACACTGCTTGGTTACAGTGCTCTTTTCACGCTCCCGTTGTGGATGCTCTCCCAATTGAGCCTAGATTAGGAACCTAGTAGGAGTCAGTGCTTGCGCACTTCTCCAAACCCACTAGCTTTCTGACAAGATTAACCTCTCGAGGCCTGCTTAAGACCCCGAAACGGCTTTGTCCGGTGTCGGGATACAGCAAATCTGTAAAGTCTGTATCTCTATGAACACTGGGCGCCAAGGTGCGTCCCAAATGCTTAATTGGACAGATGACATCGGTCCAGTTCTCTTTGACGGGGACTGGGACGTAGGCATGCTCGTACCTTTCGGTGACAAACCGGCCGTACAGGTATCGCCCCATAACGAATGACCGTCTAGAGACATAGGGTAAAGTCCCTAAAACTCGTTCGATCCTACCATAAAAGTAGTCGGCTAGGCTAGTTAGGCCAAAATCGACAAGCTCTCGGCAGTGGCGTTCCAATTGAAGAATGCCCTCAACGGACCGAACGACTACGAATTGACGCTTTCCTATCTCATTCGAAGATGGGAGATCGGCGTTAGCCAACCTTAGGCGCGCAATTGTGACATCTACACCACGATAATAATCCTTTCCACACGACTCACGAAAGTGGCCGTGGGCATAGGACTTATCTCTGTTCACGCTGAGTTTCGAGAGCTCAAGGCCCTCTATGGCGTACGAATACCACTCGCGTGGTACAATTAAATCGTCGCCATACACATACACCTTAGGCATCACCTCACAAAAGGCGGTGTTGGTGCGAAGTGAAATACGGGAACAGACGGAAAGGTGGATAAGCAGAGCCATTACCGGGAATGTAAAACCCGATCCCATACCAGATAATTTGCGTAGACGGACATTTTGCCTGTCTACACTGGCATGGGTGCATCGTAGTCTGCTGATAAAATATCGGATTCCAGGGCAGTTGCGGAAAATAAGCCTACAAAGCTTATAAAGGACGCTATCACTAGCATCTTTCAAGTCCGCGGTAGCCAGGGATCTGTCAATTGACCCTCGAAGAGCCAAGTTTTGGTTTTGTCCTTGGTCAGTAAACTGAATACGACCGCCGGTTATCCTTTGCAACACGGTTGAAATCGTGTCGAAGAAAGACATCTGAGCTCTAAGCTCATTCAAAGGTTCCTTGGATATTATCCTCGGTCCCCGAGAGTCTTTCGGGACGAACAGTACCTTGCAGGTACGGTTACGGGATGTCTCGGAGGTTATGGTCTCGTCTGATGACGGGTACGATTTGAAGTACCCCGACCAATGCCGGAAATCCAATGGTACACCTGGTAGGCGATGTGAGAAAGGGAGCTGTTTTCGGACGTAGAACGGGATATCCCGCACAACGCCGTTGCAGACCTTAGTAACCTTCGTTTCCGAGCCATAAAAGGCACCAGGGGTGTATCGTGGACGATTCGCCGCAAGAATGTCAGGCGCCGTGAGGCGCGCGACATCGGGATAGTGAGTCTCTAGATTTTTCCGGAGACGTTCCACCCAGTTTGCGTCGAGGGTGCTCTCATTAACCGCGAGTTGATCCTCGTGGCTGACATACTTAGCAGCCGCCTTGATCAAATCGCCCGATGAAAAAGATAGTGCGAGCTTATACAAGTATTCGCACATCTGACGAACTCTGCGAATAGCAGAAGGATTGGGGTCCTTACGGAGCAATCCCTTTTCGTCAAAAATCTCACCGAGCAAACTGCCAAATACGTGCAGAGAGCGACCTTTCCATGCAAAGTCTGTAGGCCGGTTAAACCAGCCTTCTTCTGTACCTAACAGAACAGACTTCGACAACTTGGGAAGTGTTTTTGTGAGAAAGGGTACGCCTTCGGCGCGTAAGCGCTTCAGGATGTATCCAGTCGTATACTGATCAAGATCCAGATCTC